CCATTTGTTCAACGAGCCATTCGACAACGTGCTGAATGCCTTGTAGTTCTTCGGTGGCCGCGTCGGTGATTGACTCTGTGAATGTGAAGTACCGTGCGGTTTCGTAGATTTCGACTTTGTCACCGCCTGCGGTTCTCCCTTTGAGCCGTGCACCTTCGGGAATAGATGCGGTGCCGATGATGTGCAGGCCCTTGCCGCTTGGTGATATTTCGGAGTATGACTTGGTCAGTCCGAGCGCCTGTCTGGCAAGTGATGTGCCAGTGACGGAGCCGTCGGGGTTTGCTTTGAAGCACGCATCAAGATCGATGCCAACGATACCGTCGCCAGTCAGCACAAAGCCAACACCGACGGTGCTTTGCTTTCCAACGAACCGTGCAGCCTCTGCGTACGTTGTCCACGTTGACGGGTCGGTGCTAGACGCATTGCGTCCGCTCTTGGCGTCGATAGGAACCTTTCCGGATGTGTAGCAGACCCATCTCGGATGAGTCTTTAAGTCGGCAATGTTCATAGTTCTGTATCCTGTACATAAAATATTGTTTCAAAAAACATCTGACGTTTGTGTTCGTACAAAATATACTCAAAATGCGGAGGATATGTAGATTGCTCTTCTTCACCTCTAAACTTGCCATCAAATGGATGACATGTTTCACAAATAAAAACAAAACGAACAACTTGTTTGCCTTCAACAGGTTGATAGTATAGATTGTCGTCGACATTTACTCCAGAATCTGAGGCAGTAACGTGATATCTTCGATTAATAAATATGTCTGTTTGTAACTTTTTAGTTTCATTGCACCCGCATGCTGGACAAGACAAAACTGAACTTTCAGACATTGCAACAACACCAATTTGACGCTTCCATTTTTTTGATTTTCGATAATTATGATGAAGATTCTGTAAAGGCCCATATTGAGTATCTGTTACATAACGATTCCATCCCTTTGGTTGTTCTGTTTCATAGAGTTGAATATAATATTGTTCTTTTGTTAGTGCTTCGTATTTGTCGAAAACCTCTTCAATAACTTCTATACTCATACGATTTTTTTCTGTACGCATGACATTATAAAGTGCGCCCATACGATCTGAGCTATGCTGCGCCCATCTTTGTTTTAAAGTTTGCGTGGTAATACCTACATACTTCATATCAGTATCCAAATGTCGTACAAGATAGATTTTGTAACTCATCGTCATTCCTCTCGGCTATTCTTCGTCTATGGTAGATACAGGCTGTTGATTTGGTGACCGAGCAGGTCGGTCGCGGTGCGCACCTCGCCAACGGCTGCGCTGATTTCCACAGGTTGGCGAGACGGTCGTTCCATAGATTCCAAGATAAGCAAACCGCGCACCTGCTCTACGCATGACTCGAGGTGGCGCAGTTGTTTCGCGATGATAGCGCGTCGTTGTTTGCGCGTCTTCAGTACTTCGACTTCGTTGTATGTCATTGCTTCGCCTTTCATCCTATTTGCTACGCTTGAGAATGATTATCAGAATAAGACATACAACAATGTTGATGACGTTGAACACCATTGCGTAGATTTGCAAAGTTTGAACTATCATCTTATTTCCCCCATTTCCCACTGCGCAGAATCAGCGCAATGATTGCGTATCCGGCAAGGTCGCGAAGCGTGTCGTCGATGCTCTCGTCATCGCTCACCGTGTGTGGCTCGGTGATGAGCGTAATCAGGCGCTCTATTTTGTCGTTCATGCGTACGACGATACCGAAGAGCCCGAAGCGGCCGACCGCGTCTTTGCCGTATGCTTCGGCCTTCGTTGTGTGTTGCTCGTGTAGTTCTATACAGAAGGCCCAGAACGCATCGTATTGGTTCGGGTATCTCATTGCTTCGCCTCATTGACTACGACCTTTAGCACGTCGTTTATAAGTTTATTCCGTGATGTTCCGCGTCTCTTGGCAATAATATGCAATGCTTCAGCGATGTCTCTCGGTAGACGCACTGCAAAGGTCGTCGCGATAACTCCGCTGGGCTTCGGGCCGGGTCGTAGCTTGGTCATGGTGTCTCCAAAAAAGAAGCGACGCAGGTTATGCCCGCGTCGCTGTGTCGTGTGTCTTAGAACGGCCGTGTGTCTTCGTCGTACTCGGTCGGTGTGTTACGTGGCGCTTCGGTTGGTCCCTGAGCCGGTGCTTCGTCGTTACTGCGTTGCTCTTTCGACCAGTCGCGGTACTCTTCGTACGCTGTTTCGGCTTTGGTCATCATCTCTTTGCCCACGTATAGCGAAGCGCAAAGATCGCGGTCAACCTTAGCAACGTCGAAGCCAATCTGGGGAAGGACGACCGCGGAACCGTAGCCGGTGTCAGTAGTAACGACGCGACCCTTCTTGTCTTTGGGTTGTACGATAGGTGCCCAAAACATGAACGAAGGAATGTCGCGCTTTGCGGTCTTCTTGGCTTCGTTGGCGACTTCGCGCATCGCTGCGAAGATGCTCTCGGATTTCATGGCGGTTACCGCACGACCGACCAAGCCCTTCACCGGCCAGACAACGACGCCTTCGTATCCCTCGATGAAACAAAGAATCTCAGTGTACAAGCGCATGTTTGCATTGGCTTTCCAATGTGTTTGCCATGTCTTGGTGCGGATGCCGTTGGTGGTCTCTTCGGTGTACGCTTGGGTGCGACTGCGAATCACGATGATTCGCAAAGATTCAGCAGTAAAGCCGTCCTCGTCATCGAAGAGAAACGAGTTTTCCCAAGGTGCTGGCAGTGCTGGCATTGCGTTGGCCCGTGCGTAGAACTTGCCGACCACACCGCGTGTCTTGGTGGTGCTGAGCCAGCTAATGCGTGGGATACCGTCGCCGAGCTCAGTGCGCTCGTGTTCGTAGTTCAGTTCTTGTAGGTCGCGTTCGAAGTCACTCATGGAAGTTCTCCTCTTGTCGTAGTGGAGCGGTCAAGGTGACCGCTCCGTGTGTTGCGTCGTTATGCGTTAGGGTTGACTTGGTCCCACGTTGGGATGGCGTCGAGCGGTTGCACGATGGCGAGGATGTCCGCAGCGTACCGTCGTGTCTGCTCGGCTTGGTACAGTTCGACCGCGATGGTGTCGTCGGTAATGCGTGCGATCTGCAGCGCGAACTCGATGAAAGAGTCGGAACGTTCGCGCACGGTGAATCGCATCTGGTCGGCTTGGGCTTTGGTCATCGGTGTCATGGTCGTTGCCTTTCGTGTTGTTTCTCATCCGTCCGTAGTTTATATCATGCTATTGCATTTGTCAAGCGTCATGACGAACCTTTCTGTATGCAAGCTTATGTCGCCAGATGTACGTGCGTGCAGTCGTTACATTGACGTCTAAGTCTTCTGCTATTTGGCGTAATGTTCTTACTGAAAACCATTCCGGGTCAGTTGGCCAAGTGATGCGATATCCGTCGTACTTGTTTTTAATGCCGTGCTTTTGCAAGTAGCCATAGACTGTATTCTGTGGTACGTTCAGTGCTTCTATAATTTCCGATGTCGTCCGCTCTTCGTACCATCTCACGTCACGCGGCCATGGATGCTTACGTATAATCCGTGCTTTGTATCCGTTCTGATGCATGTGTCTGCGAATGACTTTCCAACTAACTTGTAACTCGTCCGCAGCTTGTTGGCTCGTGCGCATCGCGTACCATTCTGGCGACGTTGGAAAGTCCGCAGTTACCCGCGGTCGTCCTCTACCCTTGGTGACGAGACCGTGTTCGATGCAATGCTCTTTCACTTCGCGCCACGGCTTCGATAACTCTATACCGATTTGCTTCACTGACCTTCTCGCGTACCACGCCAGATCGGTGGGATAGTCTGAAAGTTCATCGGACTGTATCACCATGATGGCGCCGTGGTGCTTTAACCCGCGCACTTCTTCAAAGTGGTAGCCGACGTCGTCGACGTGGATGTTCAGTGCACGCGCAATGTACCAGCTGGGGTTGTCGCTCTGTAGGGTCGCTATGACGTCGTCGGTATAGCGAAGGTCGTCTTTGCATATCATATGAGCCCCTCCCGATGTAAGAACCGCCAATACTTCGCCGTGGTCCACTTAACCCCAAGCGCTTCGCCAGCTTCTTTGTCATTCGATGTCGAATCCAATATAGCCCGCTGCTCCTCGGTAATGACGACGCGCACCTTTGGCGCTCGAATGTTCATAGTTGTGCGTAGCATCCAAATGGTACGACCGCTGACGTCCAAAGCTTTGGCAACTCGTTCATTGCTGAATGAAGACCGCAGCAACACCATAACCGACTCGGTTAGTTTTACCGGGTCTTTGATGCG